CCATGAACTTCATCACGCCGTCGTAGCCCATCGCGCCTTGCAGCTTGTCGAGCGTCGCCGCGTCGATGCCGGCGCCTTGCGCGAACTGGCGCGCCGCCGTCACCTGCTGGTCGTACGCCTGGCCCCATTCCTGTTTCAGCGCTTCCTGCTGCGCGAGGTTCGCGGCTTGCGACGCCTGCTGCTGGGCTTCGGTCATGCTCGCGCCCTGGCCTTCGTACCACTTGACCAGCTCCTGCGCCTGCTGCTTGTTCAAGCCGAGTTCGTGGAACTTCGTGGCCGCGGTCTTGGCGAACGTGTCGTCGGCGCCGTCAGGCAGTTTGATCTCGTAGCCGGCCGGATCCGCAGGGCGTCCGAGCTTTGAATAGAACGCATCCAGTTCGTCCTTCGCGGCGCCCTCGCCGGGCAGGCGCACGATCTTGTCCGCCGGCGCGCCGACGAATTTTTCCAGCTGCTGGTAGCTGGTCAGCACGTCTTTCGGGGCTTTCCAGCCCTTGTTTTGCACCAGGCCGACAGTCACTTCGTCGGCGTCGGGCAGCCAGTCGATGGCCGGCGCGGGGGCTGCGGGCGCCGGGGCCGGCGCTGCCGCGGCGGGGGCCGGTGCTGCGCCTTGTCCGCCGTCGGCGGGGGCTTCGATGGTCATGTGGTTTCCTTACTCGGCTGCGGTGTCGGACTGGTCGCGGCGCCGCAGCAGTTCGCCCGCGTCCAGGTTGATGTACTTCTGGATGCGCAACCACACTTCGCGCCGGCCTTCCAGCACGGCGTGGATGCGCGGATCGGCGTGGAAGCAGCTTTCTTCGGCGCGGCAGAACGCGGCGAGGTCGGCCAGCACCTTGTCGGCGACCGGCCCGGCGAAGACGCGCTTGTAGGCGTCCTGCCGTTCAATCACGATGTCGGCTTCACTGGCCATTCGCACCCGCCACTTTCATCACAGCCGCAGCGCCTGGCAGCGCCTGCGTGAGCTGCTGCACCTGCTTGTCCTGGTCGCGCCCTTCACGCATGGCGGCGATCGCCGCAGCGTCGCGCAGGAAGCGCGTGGGCATGCCGTTGATGTCGGCCACTTCAGGAATGATCGCATCCCAGTCGAACGGGTCGAGAATCGACGGGTCCTGCGCATTGGCCGCAGCCTGCACGGCGAATTCGATCGTACGCATGGTGCCTGCTGCTTCTTCGGCCTTCTGGGCGCGCGACAGCGGCGATTGGTAGACGACGTCATATTCGGCCATAGCCTGCTTGACGATCGGCGGCATGGGCGGCAACAGACCGGCGCGCGCCAGGATGTCGAGTTCACGATGGATCATGGGGCCCAGCGCTTCGGACTGCTGGCGGCCCATCGTTGGCGACAGCAGCGCGCCCTTCTCGCGCGCACGCTCCAGCACTTCGGTGGCCGTCATCTGCGGCGTGTCTACCAGGATCTGAAACAGCGTGACCAGGAATGCGTCGTTGATGCTCTCGCGCTTCTCGGCGGTAAGGTCCTTCGCGAAAGACAGATTGCCAGTCGGGAGAGCGTGAACCAAAGGGCGACCGTCAGCAGACACACCGCCGTAATTGATGGCACCCGGCTTGAGACTGAAGCTGTCAAGCACACCGTCATCGTGAGCAAGCAGAACAGGGTCGACAACACGGTGCCCTTGTTTGAGCGTCGTCTTGTTGATTTCATTCAGCACCTTGATGTCGGGCAGCGCCAGCATCGCGGGGCTGCGGCCGTATATTTCGCCCGGCGCCACGACGTAGCGGCTGATGGAATACGGGAACGTGTGGTAGCCGCTTTCCTCCATCACCAGCTTCGATGAGCAGCACACAAAGTAGGACGCGAACGGCATGCCCTTCACGTCGAGCCGGCCCGGCGCGAAGTCCTCGCGCGGCATCACGGCGTGGATGAATTCGAATTCCTGTTCCGGGTTTTTCTCCAGCGCGTCGCGGATCTTTTCGTGCAGCTTGTCGGCGCCCCACTTCTGCGCCGCCTGGCGCGCGGTGAACTTGAACGGGCGCAGCGCCGTGTCGATGATGCCCTGGTGGTTCTCGGCGAAGAACACTTCGCCCAGGTGTACGGCGCGGTAGCGCGTGCCGATCGGCCGGCGGTGAAAGTCGTACAGCGTGTCGGTGTACATGCAGCCGGTGCCAAAGGCGCCCAGGCCCATATAGATTTCGTGCTGGTTGGACGCGAAATTCGCCTGCGGCGCGTAGCGATACCGGAACAGGACGTCGTTCGCATCTTCGAACCACAGGCGCGCGGTGCGGTTGCGCGACAGCGTTTTGTCCATCGGCGTGAGCGCGTGCCAGCGCTGGTTGCGCGGCGTCAGCATGCTTTCCATGGCGGCCGCGAACTTCGTGCAGGCCATCGCCGCGGTGCTGTCGTACAGCTCCTGGTTCTTCTTCACGCCGGGGCTGGTCGAGCCGGTGAACGTCTGCGCGTGAGACGGCAGAACGCGCTGGGCGATTTCTTCCCAGTGCGATTCCCAGTTCCCGCGGTTCGACTTCAGCCGCCCGAGCCGGTGAACGATCTGCTGCGCGATGCCGTCCTGGCCGAGTTCCATCAGCCCCCCAGCAGCGTCTTGCTGGCCGTGGTAGGCGTGGACGTGTCGCCCAGGCCGCCCGTCAGCACGGTGGATGCGCGCCCGCCAGCCGCGAGCTGCAAGCGGCGCTGGCGATCAGCTTCCTGTGTCTGCGCCTGAATGGCGGGGTCTACCGCCGGGGTGGGCGGCGGGGGCGGCGGGGCCGGGATACTGGGTTTGCTGAATAGGCCGGACATAGCGGAAATCCGAACGTGATGTGATTACCGCAATGTACCACATGAAGGCAAGGCCGCGCCACTATCGAAACCGGGTGCACGATAGGAACATTCAATCGGCGCGCGACTGTGGCCGTGGCAGAATGCGTTCGTCGTCTGGCGCAACCACCGACAAACTCGCAAACTTCGGAAGCGGATAGCAAGTTGGCTGCTGCCGGGGCATTCACCCCCGGCCTTCGCTGGTTCGATTCCAGCCTTAATCCGATGACAGCCGGGAAAGACCGGCTCACCCCAGCACCGAATAGTCCATGCCTTCGGCAACTCGGTTGCGCCGGCCGCCGCTGCGCGACGTCCTGGTGTCCGTGCGGGAAACCCTAACAGCGAACGTCAGCGCCAGGGCGTCGGCGTCGTCGGGGCTGTGGTAGCCGCGCGACTTCATCTTCTCCTTCGACTCCAGCATCAACTTGTCGGACGTGCTTGACGCGAACCCGTATTCCGGCGCGCTCAGATCGTCCATCAGGCGGCCTTCGTTTTCGATGCAGCCTTCGCCCAGCCAGTCGCGCATGCGCCCCCAGATTTCAGTGCGCTTGTTGCCGAAGCGGTCGTCGTCTGCTTTAGCTCCGAACTGCACTTCGACCACGCGGTAGCCGCGGTCCTTCAGGATGTCCACCACGCCACCGCCGACGCCGCCGCCGTCGATCGCCACGCTGTCCGGTTTCGTCTCATCGATCAGCTCGGCGATGCGGTTGGCGCTGTACACCAGATCCATGGACTTCCAGCGGATCGCCGGCCGGCTGCGTGCGTCGCGCCCTTGTCGCCAGCGCACCACACATTCGTCGTCGCCGAAGCGCGCGATGTCGCAGCCCATGATAAGCGGCGCGCCGCGGTCTTCCGCCGCCAGCTCGCGGGACGCTGCGAGATCTACGACCTCACGCGAGATAAACTGCTTGTCGCCCTGCTTCGGAAATTGGCCGTAGACTTCGACGCGCGCTTCGTCCGAGTCCGCGCCATACTGCCGGATGATGCCTTCGTACACCGCCAGGTCGGTGCCTTCGACGGTTCGGCTGTCAATGTGCTCGCCTTCCCAGAAGTCGCGGTTTCGGTGGAATGTTTCGAAGAAGGCGCCGGTGTTGCGTCGCGGGTTCGAGAAGCAGAACCAGTATCGGTCGATGGTCGGTTCGGTGAAGAAGCCTTCCGACACGTCCCAGATCGCCTTCGGGATGCCGGACGCCTCATCGAAGACCAGCATGATGCCATTGTGGTTGTGGACGCCGGCGAACGCATCGGGCGTTTCTTCCGACCACAGCTGGGCCTGGGCGTAGTAGTAGCCGCAGTCCACCTTCAGCTGCTTCTTCAGCAGATCTTCGAACCAGGGCGCAGGCTTCAACGCCATCGCCTGCTTTTCGAACCAGTGGCTGTTGATGGCCATGGCGTGCCACTTGCCGACTTCCGCCCACGTCCTGGACTTCAGCTGCTGTTCGTTGTTGGCCGTGACGATCGTGCTCGAACCCAGGCGCGTCGACAGCATCCACAGGACCAGCCACGCGACTTCCGCCGATTTGCCGATGCCGCGGCCGGACGCCGTGGCCTTGCGCAGCATGCGCAGCGCGGCCTTCTGCGCTTTGGCCATGTGGCCATCGCTGATGTGCTTGGCGATGCGTTTGAGCTGCTTCGTCTGCCACTTCCTGGGCCCGGTCTGATGTTCCAGCGGGGTGCCCTTCTGGCCCCATGGGAATGCGAACATGACGAAGGCGTACGGGTCGTCCGCAATCTGGGGGCTCCAGATTTCCGTCATCAACGCCTGTTCGGTCTTGGCGTCGTATAGGGGCTTGGGTTGGCTCATGCCTGCTTGTACCTTTCAGCCAACCAGGCGGTGGCTCGCGCAACCTGCTCACGGCTTACCTGCGCGTTGTGCTC